ATGAGCAGCGCAATTCATAGACTTAGCGACACTCTTTTACGAAAATTAAGCGGATCACCAACCACAAAAAACGCCTTTTTTAATGACGGTGGCAATCTTAGCGTAAGACATTCCACCAGCGGCCTGTTAACCTGGTATTTCACTTACAGGGCTGGAACTGGTAGGCAGGTATCACCGGAACGTCTGAGACTGGGCAATTATCCCGATCTGAGCCTGAAAGCAGCCAGGGAAAAAGCGGCACAGTGTCGCGCTTGGCTGGCTGAGGGGAAAAATCCGCGCTATGAGCTTAATCGTGCTGTACAGGATGCGTTAGCCCCCGTGACAGTTAAGGAAGCGCTCACTTACTGGCTTGAATCGTATGCAAAGGAAAAGCGCACTGACTACGAATCACTGAAAAGCCGGATCAATAAACACATAATCAGCCAGATTGGCGCTATGCCGTTGGAAAAATGCGAGCTACGGCACTGGTTGGCATGTTTTGACCAGATGGCAAAGCGAAGCCCAGTATCTGCCGGATTTTTGCTACAGGTATGTAAACAGGCGCTTAAGTACTGCCGAAAACGACGATACGCAATCAGCAACGTTCTTGATGATATGGTTGTCGGTGATGTGGGAAAAAAAGCAGAAGTGAGCGAGCGCGTACTAACAAACAAGGAGCTTGGGGAATTACTCCGCGCCCTGGATGACAAAATATTCCCGCCGTACTACAGCGCCCTAATTCGCCTCCTGATTGTTTTCGGATGCCGTACCACCGAGCTAAGGCGCTCTGAGGTGCAGGAGTGGGATTTTAAAGAAATGCTCTGGACGGTACCGAAGGAGCACAGCAAAACGAAGGTCGCCATATTCAGGCCAATACCGGAAAGCATTTTGCCGTTCATCACGCAGCTGGTGGAGCAGAACAGACACACGGGCTTATTGCTTGGTGAACTGAAAGGACAATCTTCGGTAGCAGAGTACGGAAGAACAGCGCACAGACGAATTAATCAAGCCCCCTGGACGTTACACGATATCCGGCACACATTTACAACCATGCTGAACGATTTAGGCGTGGATCCGCATATTGTCGAGCAGCTTACAGCCCACCAGATGCCAGGGATGCAACGAGTCTATAACCACTCCCGCTATCTTGATGCAAAACGTGATGCTCTTAATCTATGGGTAGACCGTCTCGAGCTTCTCCAGAACAATGATGAAAAAATCGTTGTTATGACCCCGCGAATTTACACCCAAAATTCTTGACAAATTACGGCTGTTTTTTCTTTAAGAGATTACAGCCGTGAATAAATCGTAGAATATCGGAAAATATCTGCAAATATCTTCACTTTATATGTGTCAACCATCGAAAAAATTGAAATATCTTCTTCTGAGTTCTTATTTTCTGTTTCTTGATTATTCCAACACCTGATGGTTTATCTATTTGTTTTTAATAAGATAATTCAAGTATCATACCAAATGACGACATTTTTTGTTGCGTCGCTTAAAAACTCGTGACACGATTTTATGAACAGCAGCAAACTCTAGCGAACTTTGACGAACATAAAGTTCAGAAAGGTTACGTATTCAATTTAAGAGGTGAAAAAAGCTAAGAAGTATTCCTTCCCGTATATCCACAGCGAAACAAAAATTTCTATACGTAAATTTTATGTAGGGCTTTTTATGCGCGAAATAAATGAAGATCGTGTAATCCGTGAAAAAGAATGCAGAGAGCTAACAGGCGTTTGCCGTACAACTCGTTATGAGATGGAAAAACAAGGCCGCTTTCCCTCCCGTATCAGTCTTGGAGGTCGTTCGGTTGGCTGGGTTAAGTCTGAGGTTATGGAATGGGTTAAAAGCCGGGATCGCATTAATTCAGGAAAGGCAGCGTAAAGGGGAGCATATGACACATAAAACAAAGGCGACCGGGGGCGGTCGCCAATGGGAAAACACTAAACATAAGCCCGAACATCATAGCGATTTGCTGGCTGGTGGGCAATTTGATCAGTCAGATTCGGTTCGTTCCAAGGTTTGCAACGAGAGCTTTTTCCTGTGCTCTTTAAGGAATTTCTCAAGAGCAAAAGCACATGGCGCGAATCTTTCTGATTCATGCTCTATCTTTCTGCGCCGTCTTTTCCGTGCCGGTGATAATGTTTTGGTCAATTCTTTATCGGTCATTGTGTTGTCCTGCATAGCAATGCGCCGTAATACCTTACACCAAGGCGCTGATGGTGATTACTCTGGTTCTTTGGTCTTGCGACGCTGGAGTTCTTCGCGTGCAACGGTGACAAGCTGCCCGATTTCTTCCGCTGCTTTGATGCCGATTTGTTCGACCTTAGCCAGGGCATCCAGTGACGACACAAGGGGATTTTCTCCGCTGCCTTCTGCTTGGCGGCGGGCTATTTCTCCGCGCATGGCGGTTACGATAAATCCGGCATTGCTTTCGCCGTCCAGCTTAACGGATTCCATCCCTTGCATAACATCTAGTGGGACTCTGACAGTTGTCAGTTGTGATTTTGCGTTTTTGTTAGCCGTTGCCATTTCTGAAACTCCTAATCATCGGTGTGTTTCAGTATACACAAAAAAAGAAATACAAAAAGCCTTGACGTGTGTTTCATGCGCTCATAACATGAAACACACCGAAAGGATTGTTGAAATACAAAGAGCAACGCCCCGCAGTGCCGGAAACACATACGGGGCGTCTAACCACCAACGATAACGAGAGTATCGAGGCAGTTATGAGAAATCATACCATACACCCGCAAGGGCGGGACTCGCACAACCTGAATAAATACATCTGGCGTTTTATCGCCCTGAGCACCGCACAACCGCGCGTGATTCACATCGTGGCCACCAGCGAACAGGAAGCACGCCAGCAATCCCCGGCTGGCTGCGTGATGGTATTCGCCGCCCGTATTCGTCAGGGGGTGTGCCATGCCTGATATGTCAAATTACCAGTACCTGATTAATCTGCATTTTAACTGTGAGCATGATATTGCTAAAAAGGTTTATTCCGCTGCGGATGGGGCTACTGACAATATATCAATGGCTGTTGCGTCAATTGGTAGCCTGATGTGGCATGCGTCAGAAAATGAGGACTATGACGAAAAGGCCATGCGCATTGATATGGGTAATATCGGTTTGTTACTGGCAATGCTTGGGCAGTTTGATATTTCGTTACGGTGCACCATTGAAAATGCCACAGATGCATTAAATGCTATAAAGAAAGCGAATACTGATTCAAATCGGGGATAAATAATCATGAGAACGTATTTATCTGGCTTGACTGCCAGCGGTTATGCACACCCCCAAATTATCCCCGGCGCTATTTATCTGGATAAGAACGGTAACAGAGTAACGGTAAAAGAACTGATGTTTGACCGTGTGTATTTTATCCGTGATGGCTATTCATTTCTTAGTTCGCTGAACGTGGAGATCTTTATTTGCAGATTTCGGCGGGAAATCCCGCTTTCCAGAAATAACCATGTGTCACGTGTGGATGTGGATAAAAAACTACAGGAACTGAAAAACATGATTGCCGCGTGGAGAGAGCAGAAATGAAAAAAGCGCCAAATTTAAAACACCAGCCGCGTGACAAAATGACGGAAGTCATCATTTTTGCGGGTAGTGATGCGTGGGCACATGCGAAACAGTGGCAGGAGATGGACGGGCGACTGGCTGGCGATAACGTGCCACCTGTCTGGCTTGGAGAGCAACAACTTGCCGAACTGGACAACCTGCAAATCGTACCGGACGGACGCTATCGCGTGCGTCTCTACCAGGCGGGGTTATTGCGTCCGGGGCTTGTTAATACCATCGGGCAGAAACTGGCAGCGGCAGGTGTCAGGGATGCTGATTATTACCCTGAAGGAATGCACAGCCAGAAACGGGAGAACTGGCGCGAATATCTGGAACGTGAGCGGGGAGAGCTGACGGAAAAGAAAAAGGTAGTTGAACTGCCTGTAAAGAAAAAAGAGCGGGTAAAAGACGATAACGCTTCATCACTGGCGCTTAACCAGATGGGAGCAAGTCAACGCGGCGAAGTTCTCCTGGCACATTATGGCGGTGAACTGGCGATTCATGCTGACTCTGACACTGTTCACCATTACAACGGCGTTGTATGGGAGCCAGTACAGGATAAAGAATTACAGCGAGCTATGGCACAGATTTTCATTGATGCGGAGATCAGCTATTCGCAGAACGCCATTAAATCGGCGGTCGATACCATGAAGTTAAGTTTGCCTGTAATGGGGAATACAGCCCGTAACCTGATTGGATTCAGTAACGGGGTATTTGATACCAGAACAGGTAATTTTCGGGAGCATAACAAAAACGACTGGTTGTTAATTGCCAGTGAATTACCTTTCAGCCCACCAGCAGAGGGGGAAACGCTGGCAACACATGCGCCGAATTTCTGGAAGTGGTTACGCTGCTCGGTGGCAGAGAATGACCGCAAGACGGATCGCGTGCTGGCTGCATTATTCATGGTGCTGGCGAACCGGTACGACTGGCAGTTATTCATTGAGGTAACAGGTCCAGGGGGAAGTGGTAAAAGCGTGATGGCGGAGATTTGCACCATGCTGGCGGGTAAGGCCAACACAGTATCGGCAAGCATGAAGGCGCTGGAAGATGCAAGGGAACGCGCGTTAGTGGTTGGCTTTTCGCTGATTATCATGCCGGATATGACCCGCTACGCTGGTGATGGCGCAGGAATTAAGGCCATTACAGGCGGTGACAAGGTGGCAATCGACCCGAAGCATAAAGCCCCCTACTCAACACGCATTCAGGCGGTCGTGCTGGCGGTGAACAATAACGCCATGTCATTCAGTGACCGCAGCGGGGGGATCTCACGTCGTCGGGTGATATTCAATTTTTCGGAGGTTGTACCGGAGAACGAGCGCGACCCCATGCTGGCAGAAAAAATAGAAGGAGAGCTGGCGGTTGTGATTCGCCATCTGCTTACTCGTTTTTCTGACCAGGACGAAGCTAAACGCCTGCTGTATGAGCAGCAGAAATCAGAAGAAGCTCTGGTGATAAAACGCGAGGGCGATTCGCTGGTGGACTTCTGTGGCTATCTCATGTCGTCGGTAATGTGTGATGGTCTGTTAGTGGGTAATGCCGAAATTATTCCGTTCAGTCCGCGCAGGTATCTTTATCACGCCTATCTGGCATATATGAGGGCACACGGATTCGGTAAACCTGTAACACTGACGCGCTTCGGTAAAGATATGCCGGGGGCAATGGCGGAATATGGCAGGGAGTATATAAAACGGAAAACGAAGCACGGTTTGCGTTCAAATGTGACACTGACAGAGGATTCAGAAGACTGGATGCCATCATGTGCATCGGTCACAAATGACGACAGCAAAAATTAAACTTATGGAATAACTGTTCACCACTGTTCACCCTGTTATAAATATCTTTTATATCAGTACATTATAGGGTGAACAGTTATTTGTGAACTGTTCACCAAACTATTCACTGTTCACCTTTTTGATTATTTATTGAGCTTTAAGGGTGAACAGTGGTGAACAGTTGGTGAATAGTTTTTGTGAAACTGTTCACCCCTTAACATTATGAATAAAAAGGGAAAATCTCAAAAGGTGAACAGGTGAAGGGTTAAAATGCAAAAATTTTATTTTATTGCTGTGAGGTAAAGCCTGTGACAACGAAGCACGCAAAAAAACCACAATCTCACGCCCTTGATTTGACAGAACACTGGCTGAGGGTGGCGATAAAAATCATCGACCGCAACGCGGGAGAAGGGTACGCAAAAGCACATCCCGAACTGGTAAGCGCATTCATGACCACGGCAGCGGCAAACTTTGCCACGCTGACAGAACGGGAGATTGCCGAAGCGGAACAGGTGACAACCATCAACGTTAAAACCGGAGAGCAGACAGCATGACAGCACAGATAGCGGCTTACGGGCGGCTGGTGGCTGACCCGCAGTTAAAGACCACCAGCAAAGGGACACAAATGGCGATGGCGAGTATGGCGGTTCCCCTGCCGTGCAGCCAGGCAGATGACGGAACGGCGACGATGTGGTTATCTGTCCTGGCGTTTGGCAGACAGGCCGACGCACTGGCAAAACACCACAAAGGCGAACTGGTGAGCGTGGCGGGTAACATGCAGGTGAGCCAGTGGACAGGCCAGAACGGGGAAACGCGGCAGGGCTGGCAGGTTATTGCAGACAGCGTAATCAGTGCGCGAACGGCGCGACCGGGCGGCAAAAAAGGTCAACAGGGCCAGGCTACTGACGCGCTGAACAGGGCAAAACAACAGGCGGGAAATGATGATCCGTACGGGGATAACATACCGTTTTAAGCAACGAGTAACAGAGGCCGGAGCAATCCGACTTTTATCAGTTGAGTCCGTCACACTACGCAAAAAAAAAAGGCCGGAATATTCCGACCCTTTCATCACCAAAGAGAATAATTTATGTCTTTGAACTTGTAACGCTGTACAGAATGACACGTAACGCCGGATAAATAAACGAAGATTGAAACTTTGCACACTATTGCATAGCAATGCATAAAGATGCCAAACAAGGCAGATGATAAAATTAACGCGACACTTTTACTAAGTATTAAGAGGTTATATGAGTGATTTATATTCGCCAGCCATGTTAATACAGGTTGTTAATGCCGAAGATATTCAATGGCAGATTAATTCTTTATTTATAAACCTGTTTTTTAAGCGAGTCGTTACATTTGAGACGCGGGATATTGCGCTTGATATTATTGACGATCCAGACATCCCGATGGCTGCATTTTGTTCCCCTATGGTTGGTAGTAAAGTCTCACGCGATGAAGGCTACGAATCAAAAGTAATTCGCCCTGGCTATATGAAGCCAAAAAGTAGTATCGACCCAAATAAAATAGCCGTTCGTCAACCAGGCGTATCACCTGAACAATTCAATGCATATTCATCACGCAGTTTCAAAATAAAGCGAGCGTTAGTAAGACAAGCGCAGGCAATTCGTGCGCGTATTGAGTGGCTTGCTGTTCAGGCGGTTACAACGGGGAAAAATATCATTGAAGGCGATGGAATTGAACGTTATGAACTGGACTGGAATATAAAACCACAAAATATTATCACGCAGTCCGGCGGCACGGAGTGGAGCGGTAGAGATTTATCAACATTTGATCCAAACGATGACATCGAAGAGTACGCAGAAATCAGCGAAGGTACTACAAATATCATCGTAATGGGCCGCAACGTATGGAAAAAATACCGCGCCTTTAAAGCAGTAAAAGATTGCCTTGATACTCGACGGGGATCTAATTCCGTTCTTGAAACGGCCCTGAAAAATCTTGGGGATTCTGTAAGCTTCAAGGGTTACGTTGGCGATGTTGCTATTGTGGTATATAGCGGACGTTATACCGACGAGGACGGCAAAGAAAAATATTTCCTTGATCCTGATTTGATGGTGCTTGGCAACACATCATTACAGGGCATCGTTGCCTACGGTGGCATTCAGGATCCTGAGTTAATCAGAATGGGGCTGACTAAAGCCGAACTTGCGCCGAAAAATTACATCGTACCAGGTGATCCGGCTATTGAATATGTGCAGACGCACAGCGCACCGCAACCAATACCGGCCCGCATCAATCGTTTTGTTACCGTTCGCATTGGTTAAGGGGGAGCAATGGCTACTCATTACACTGAACTCATGGCTGGCACTGAAGCACTGGTTACTACGTTGGGGATATTTTCAGCTAATAAAGGGGTAATTCCTGCATTTACGCCACTGATGCAAGAAGATGCAACTGGTGCACTGGTGGTATGGGATGGAACGAGCGCAGGCAAAGCTGTTTATGTTTCCGCTGTACAAATCGATACAGCGACAAAAACGCAGGCTCAGGTTTATAAAACCGGCGTCTTAAATGTTGATGCTCTGAACTGGCCTGAGTCTGTAACACAACTATCAGCAAAAGTTGCTGCGTTTGTTGGCTCAGGTATTTCTGTTCAGCCGCTGGCACGTGTGTGAGGTACGAGAATGATTGAAAGAGATAGTCAGCTACGAGAGCTATTAGATATCGATGACAAAATGAGTTTAAGCGAGCGCCTTGTTGATATGGATCAGGTAGTGGAGCTTACAACCCTTAGCCGTCGCACATTGCTAAACCTTGAGGCTCGCGGAGAGTTCCCCGAACGCGTACAGGTTACGAAAGGGCGCAAGGCATGGTATTTAAGCGAGGTTGTTGCGTGGATTAACAACATTCCGCGCGCATCAAATTATTGCCTTGTTCCCACCCCCGAAAAACCTGATGCGGCGTTATGCCTCAAGATTGAACGCGCCAGGCGTAATGCCCTGAAAGGACGCAATAAGTTGATTGGTTGATGAAATTAGGGCCCGTTCTGGCTGGCGGGTCCTTTCCGGCGATCCGGCAGGCTACGGGGCGGCGACCTTGCGGATTTTCGCTATTTATGAGCCTTTTCGGGTTGGTGGTGGTGGTTTTGTTTTTCGCTCTATCTCTATGAATAAAAAGGGAAAGATAACACCAACACACCAACCTGAAACCTTAACTAAGTGGGGATATTGATGAAATCGCACCTGATGAACAAAAAAACTATGGCGCAAAGCTGCCGCGTAAGTGCGACAGCGTTCGACAAGTGGGGAGTAACTCCCGTTGAGCGTAAAGGCCGTGAGGCGTTTTATGATGTTGCTAGCGTGATAGACAATAGGGTTAACAATGCAATTAACCAGCTTACAAACGACAAAGGCGAGATTGATGATGATGAACTTTTACGCGTAAGAATCAGATTAATGACGGCCCAGGCGGAAGCGCAGGAACTTAAAAACGAGCGCGAACGCGGCGAGGTGATTGATACAAAGTTTTGCATCTACGCGATTTCAAAACTAGCGAGTCAGATTTCATCAATCATGGACAGCCTCCCGCTCACAATGCAAAGGCGCTTTCCCGATATAAGGCCGTATATGCTGGATGAACTAAAAAGGGAAATAGCCAAAGCATGTAACGCATGTGCAAGACTTGACGAAAACCTGCCACAGATACTGGCTGATTACCTGATGGAAACTACCGGAAACGCGCCTGAGAAGTTGCTAGAGAACAAAGGCGAGTAACCGCCGCCCCGTAACGGGCCATAATTCCAGGAAGGACCCGACGACACCAGGCTATCAGAACGATGAGGGCACA